ACGAAGTTGAATCTGAAATAAGGTTTGTTTGATGCCGAAAGTATAGTTATTGAACCATCTGCATATTGAGGTGTCTTAGAATTTGCAGCAGTAGAAAATTGATTCAATTTACCTAATTTAGTATACTCTTCAAATTCTGTTGGAAACGTTAATGCACGAAGCCAATCGTGTATCTCTAACCAACCAGTCATCTCTTGATCTACCATAAAGGTAACATTCAGAGTATCATAGATTGCTTTCTCACCCGGAGCATACAGTTCAACAAATGGATTGGCCACTGGTATCTCGGACGTTGAAAGACCAGGCAGTGTTACTGTCTGACAAAAGTATTGTAGATTAGGTGCTCTAGAAAAGTTCAGTGTGAACTTATTCCCTTGGAGCATATTTGGATTAGAAGGATTTCTATTGAGTACAGTCATATCTCTATTTATATGGATAAAAAAAGGGGAAGAATTTCTTCTTCCCCTAATCAGTCTCTTATTGTTATAAGAATAGTTGAGACTTTAGATTACATCAAGTTAGTGATACCAAACGAACGATAGTAGTTGTTTACACCAACTACGTTGATACGACCCAGACCTTGATCAGTACCTTCGGCAAATGGGTTTGCAACCATGCCGTAACGAGTCTTGAAGCCGATCTTAGGTTGGAATGTACCAGTATCAACAGCACGAACCATTTGCAGAGGAACGTATGGGCAGTAGAACAAACCTGCATCATAAGCATTCGTACCTTTGTAACCAACAACTGCAAATTCAGCAGTAGAGCCAGTTTGTGCATACGGATCGATGTACACTTTGATACGACCGAAGAGTGTACCAGCAAATGTATTGCCAGTGTCATCAACTGTCAACGATACTTGACCAGCCAGAGCCGATTGATAATCAAGAATGCCAGCCATTGCTAAAGCAGATGCAACGTCAGACGAAACGATCATCACATTACCTTTACCACGACGAGTTGTCTTGGCAATTTGATTTGCTTCACGTTCGATTTGGAATGCCAAACCTTTGATTTTTTCAACCATCCAACGACCATTCGAATCTGTATCCAGATTGAACACGCCTTTAGTAGTTGTACCGGCTTGTGCGCCACGCTTCGAAACGTAGTAAATTGTGCGAATAACTTCACGGTTAATTTCAGCAAGAATTTCAGCAGACAGAATGTTTGCTAATTCAGTTTCAGCGTCAAGACCATGAACTGCTTTCAAGTCTTGTGCCAATTCCATTGAGTATTCTGCTTTCAAAGCACGGGTCCTAGCAGTAACAGTAACTTTCTCAATCGAGAATGCCATCTGTTGGAATGTGTTACTTAATGCACCGTCACCTAAGGCTTCAGCAGAACCAGTTGTCATTGCAGCACCTGGTGATGCGTTACCCAACAGAACGTCAGTACCGTTAGCAGAGATGGTCATCGAACCAGTTGCAAGAGCACCATTAGCGCCAGAGAAGTTGGTATTGGCTTCGTTGTAGAATGCTTCAGTACCGCCTTGCGAATCGTACTTGGTACGCATTGCAAAAATCAGACCTGTAGGACCAGTCATTGGCTGAACGCCGCAGATGTCATAAGCAATCAGATTAGGCAACGAACGGCGAACCAAACTGATAAGGATTGGATCGAAACCAGCAACAGGACCAGCAGCAGCAGCACCGCCACCGAAACCACCAGTACCAGCAAAGTTAGTTGGCGAACCTGCTTCGTGCAAAATGCCTGCTTCTTTACGCATTTCATTCAGTTGATTCTCTAGAATAACAGAAGTAACAGCACGGCGATATGGGTCTTTAATTGCTGGGAGGTCTGGATGATCCAGTACCGATGCCCATTTTTGTTGATTTTCTTCGGACAAATACATTTATATCTCCTTGTTTATTTTTTAAATTTTTGTTTTTGAAATCGCTTGTGATACTGCGGCAATAAAAGGATCAGAACTTGTTGATTTCTTTTCGCCTTCAGCATCTTCAAATTGCTCTTGAAGGTGTGATACTTTCGCTTTCTGGATACCAGATGGAAAATAGTTTTCACGCAACGTTTCAAGTTTATCTACAAACTCTTCCTCTGTGGAAAAGTCTACACTCTCTGCAAGTGATTTGATTTTTTCAACTTGTGTTGCGGCTAAACCTTCACATACTTCTGCTGTCAATTGATCTTTAATTGCTTCGGTCAAAGCCTTTTTATATACAATGTTAGTCTCGATTTCTTCATTGAGTTTGATTTCGAGTTCTTCGACTTTAGCGGCCAACTCTTCTACCAAATCAACTGATTCTTCTGGAACATTGATATAATTTTCTGCAAACAGATTACGGAGACCAGCGATAAAATCTTCTGTGATTTCAGAACGCAGACCACTTTCAATAGCGATTTGATTCTCTTCCATCCACTGTTCTACAACGTAGTTCAGGTAGTCATCTACCTTCTCTGTCAAATCTTCTTTGATTTGCTCAACTGCTTCTTCAAGCACTGAAGCATATTCGGCTTCGATTTCTTCTTGAATCTGTGCAACACGGTCAAAGACACGTGCTTCGAAAATGGTTGCTGCTTTCGATTTGAAGTCTTCCGAAATAGTTTTATCATCAGCAAACAGTGCTTGAATATCATCATGCATCTGTGCCCGCATTTCGTCAATCATTGAATACTCTTCCTGATCTGTGTTTTCTGAATAATTGCTGTATTTTTTCTCAATTCCTTTGGCCATTTGTTTACCTGCAAGACCAAATCTTTTACCAATAGTCTCTCTGCTTGATACTTGTTTGTTTACATCTTTATTACTCTGACCATCATATGCATTATCTGCACGTTTTTTGTAAACTTTTGCAGCAGTATCTAAAGAAACTTCATCGAGTTGATCTTCATCATACTCTTCATCTTCTTGCATATTGTTTTTACCAACACGGTTCTGAGTGTCTGGTGATGCAGCGGAAGGTTTAGTAGTTGGAGCAGTTGCAGACTTAACACCTCTGGTTGCATCGAGTTTACTATCCAGAGGTTTTTCCAGTGTATCACCACCTAAGTCTTGGACATTAGCACCTTCAGGTTTTTGCATTGGCATAGCAGGTGCAGAACTCTTGCTACCTGCAAGAATTTCAGCCGCTGCTTCCATGAGTTTATTTGTTGCCATTGGATATCTCCTTATGATTTCTTATTTATAAATTTTAAAGTTTTGATAGGTAATTTTCAAATAGTTTCAGGGCAACCGACTCTACCTGAGAACGTGGTGCCTGACGAATCTGCCTCTTAGCATTGTCAAAATCTACTTCGACAAATCGCCCCTCGACAAACAACCATTCTTTATTTTCCATAATTCCTTGAACGAAAGCACCTGGTGCAGATGGATCAGCAACAATATCTGCCGCTGTAGCAAGGCGCAAATCATCTTGAACTAGATTGTAACCCTCTTTTGTCATGACCACAGAACCCATAGCACGACTAGATACACCAAGATTAACACCAGAGTCGATAAAGTTCTTAACAATCATACCGTATGGAGTTTCGAGAACAAGTGCCTTACCTTTGAAAGTATTACCATCTTCTACAAGACTTACAATCTTATGTGACACACGTTCCAGATTCAATGAAGGGGTATCTGGATGTCCTAGTTCACCAAGCGCACGATTGGTATCAATATATTCTTTACTATATCGTGCAACCTCTTGGCGTAATGTATCCATCTTGTACATACGATTGTTTCGATTGACTTCATCGCCAACCAGAAAACGACCTTCTATGTACATGTTCTTTTTGCCACTCTCGGTGGTCTCTGTGAGGTACTTTACGTCCTCAATATGTTCTTTAATTAGTTTCATTAGATAGCAATTCCTGTGTATGGATCAACGTTGTATGTTGCCTGTTTACCTATTTCCATAATCAACGTGCCACCTGTTGTAACAATCACGTTAGCATTTGATGTTCGATTGGTTGCAAGTACATAACCTAAATCATCAAGATGCATATTACCTGCGGTATGAAGAGCAACCATATTCTCACCATTACGAACGATGGTAATATTGCCATTCGTTGACCAATAGAGTCTCTTAATGTCAAAAGCGGTAACAGTTTCAGTTGTTGTATTGGCTCTCAAGTCTGTGAGATTAATATAGTGAGTTCCAATACCCTCAATCCTAATGACTGAGGTACCTCTTAATGTATTGTTGTATTCAATTGGCATTTTACTTTAGTCCCATAGATGTTCTACGGCGCATCGACATTTTTCTTTTCATCAATGTACGCCTAAGTTTTGATCTTCTTGTTGTTTTCCACGAACGTTTTAGTTTTCGTGCTTTTGCTATTCTTACTGTTGCGGGTATCTTACGTACACTATTACCTGACAATCTATAACCTTTAATGCCCGATTTGCGAACATTTCGTTGTACTATGATTCTACCTTTTTTGTTGCGGCGAATACGCCTGCGAATCTTAGTAATTCTACCCATCTTTTGAATGTTTGGATTGCGCTTCTTAGTCGCCTCATCCAATTCTTCCCATTCAACTTCTTCAAATATCTCATCGACAATAAATGGTTTTGCTTCTTCAAGTTTCTGAGCAACAATTTCATCCAAACGAGCAAAAATAGCCTCACGGGCTTCATCTAGTTTAGACTGAATAATGTGATCTAGAAAACTCATATGCCTTGTCAAAACCTTCTACCGAACTTGTTAGTAAGTCTACAAATCTGTCTTTGTTGTTATCTTCTAATCCATCATAAGCATATACAATATGTTCTATCATTTCAGTGTCTAATTCTACTTGAGTATTATCTTCTAACTCTAGTGTGGTATTCTCTACCAATCTGCTTGATGATCTCAACTCAGCAATAAAGTTTTCTGCTTGAATTGCAGAAAGTCCTGAACTCATAGTTGCATAAGGTACCGTAAAATATCTTTTTAATTTATCGCTGTAATACAAAGCAACACGTGTGCCATCTGGATACAATCTTACTGCACGGCGTTTGATAACTAGAACTGCTGGTGGATCAGGTACAAACGCAACATCACTTGTTGCACTTGGCGCCGCTTCGTCCAACTCTTCACGCACTGCTTGTTTTGCTTTAGAATAAATTTGTTTGTTGTTAGAGATTAAATCTACCATACGGTTAAACAAGTTCTGCAATATAGCCCGGTCAGCAGGATTAAAATTAGGTTTCTCTTCACCCATCTTATCCAGTATCTTGTGAATACGTTGCACCTGTGCTTTGTTTGCTAAACCTGCACGAACGAGAGCATCAAACTTTGAATAGTCTTTCTTCTCTTCTTCCGTAATAAGTTTAAAGTCTAGTAGCGATTTCATTCTTGTTCTGTTTCTTCTTGTTCTTCATCTTCTTCGTAATCTGCATCTTCTTCAGACTCTTGCTCTGGTCCAGCATATAGAGCAGAAGCGATTTCTTGTTTGCGACCCTGCAACGCATCGAACGCTTTCGCTGATAAGGCATTTTCTAATCCTTCTTTTGCAGCGGCGTTTTCACCTGCTGCAATGTTATTAATCATATCTTGAATATCCATAACGACTCCTATTTACGTTTAGTATTTATGCTCACTACAGACTTATCTACCTCTTTGTCAAGATCAGGTGTCAATGACTCCTGATCTTCGGTATTCTC